GTCCGCAGCTGCAACCCAACGCTCAAAGGCTAAACTAGCCCACAACTCCAAATTGCTTGCCATTATCCCTGATCCTGTCTCCATATCACAGGTTGTCAACCAATAGGTATGACTCTTACTATCTGAATGATCAAAGTCTAACCCTTGATTGACATACAAATTGCGAGCGTACACAGCTCTACAAGGATTGTACATAGGGAACTCAACGGCAGCTGTTTTATTGTTCTCAGTGATACTAACCATAGCTCCAGCTGCGCCTGAAGTACGGTAATAAGCATCTGTGTTAATATAGATCCCTTCGTTGCCAGCAGCACCATCTGCAATGGAAGCGGGTAAAAAGGTATTAGTAGGTACTGTTGACACGGAATCATTTGATCTTTCGACACGCAGAGTTCTGACAGCAGAAGGAACTATTTCACTATTCGAAAGACCTAAAGGAACAAGCTTTTCCCTAGTTCCACCCCTTGAGAACAAAAATGCAGGGGTAAAATAATTAAGAAGGGTAAAATGTCCTTGGTTGTACGGCGTGGAAGTGCCAGATACAACATACATACCATCTGGAGCATAACCGATATATTCTGGAAAATCTCTTCTCACCATCTTAAGATACCAGAAATGGTTCAACGCTGCATTTTCTGCTCTAATATATGGCATTAAAATACTATGCATGTTATAGCGCTTTAAAAGAGACCGAATACTAACAATAGGGTCTCCGTAAAACACCTGGGCTTTCATATCTCTAAGACTAGGAGTCTCAGCAATAGTCAAGTCCTCTGAAACAGCTTCATTCTCCTGAGCCTCATCGGCCCCTTCTTCTTTCATATTCTCACCCTCTGGAGCGTAATCCACAGGATAGGCTGAACTACTCGCCCATTGGGCATCACCACCTTCCCCAACTTCAATTAATGGGAAAAGTGGAGCGCCTTCTGGAGCCACATAAGGAAAATATGAATAACCATTCAGACCGTCAGGAGTTATTTCTTGAAGCTCAAAATCATCACCTGCTCTGACATACACATTAATTCTCACTGGCGCTGTATCAACAGGTGCAATCAATGTATTAAGAACACTAATTGCAATATACCCATTAGCACCATCAGTAGTAGCAGAAGTAGTACCACCTGAAGAAGCATCATAATATTGAGTAGCGACTGGAGCAGCTCCGGATGGTATTGTTTTCTTATAAGGCGTATTCGAACCCCATCCAACACTGAACTCAAAATTCCTCGTCTTTTCGAGATCAATGACCTGGACGTAGTTCGTATTGATATTGCCATTCTGCTGCGCTCCATTAACGCCGAAAGGGTCCCACGCAATCTTGAGCCTGCCCTTATGATAACGTGACGCCATAATTTCAATACGAAAAATAATAGTGCCACTCCAATATCTAAAAGGTAAGGACACAAAGCCGAGAGGAGTGTGCTGAATACGAGCACTATAACCTGAACCAGAAAGTTTGTGGAGACACGGATTAACCGCACTCCAAAACAAATCAGTCTCTATAGCCTCAGCGGTAGTCCACTCAAAGAAATCTAAATAACCTTCTCTCTGCACCATCGAAGCCACTGTCATCTCATCTTCTCCTGTCAATCCTACTACACGCGGATCATGAGAAACAATAGCCTTAGGATCTAGGGTCAATTTACTGACCGTATCCCCACCATCAGTGTAACTCATTGAGCCAATTTGACTGACTCTCATATCACTAACAATGGGTACTGCGGTGGGGCGAGAAAACCCAAAAATCCTTGCAATTCGCCCAACTGCTCCAGCTGTAGCCTCTCCAGCTAGAGCAAAAGGCTTAATAGCGGGAATATCTGATAATGCTCCCATGGCTCTTGCAATCGCATGAGCTGGACCTGAGATAAGTCCACTAGAAACTTGATCTGTTTCTCCCTGAGAATGTGCGGAAACATAGCAGGGAGTTGTAAGTTCAAAATTCTCTACATGTGCAAATATGGTAATTGAAACCGTATTGGTCGTTGAAGTAGAAGCACATCGTAATTCACTCAAGCTATTGATTGCTAACCATCCAAGATCCGTCCAATCTGATGTATATGGAACACGGATATAATTCTTGTTCCAAAGAAAAGGAAGGCACATACAAGCGCCCGTATCTGTGGAAGGATCAAGGATAGCTTTTAGCCTTGAAGACCTCTGTCTAATTGCCTGAACGAAATCTGAATCAGTAGTATTACTAACAACAATTTCAGGCTGACCAGAAGTCTCTTGAATTTGGGCTAAGGGGAGATATGATGCCATAATTTTCCCATAGTGGAAAGGAGTTCCATTAATATAGAAAGTCAGCATCAAATTTCCACGAAAATTATAATACTGATCGATCTTCTTACTCACATAAGCGTTTTGGACCCACAACAACCACGGGTAAATACCAGCAATCAAATCACTCCCCACAGCCCACTCATCACTGTATATCTTAACAGGACGAGCTAAATAGTCAGCTAACTCTGACCTTGGACCGAAACCCTGAGATGAAGTAGGGTCACGGTCTTGTTTAACTGAGACCGCCGTTTCCATAGGGAAAGACAGGAACTTTCCAGTGGCCTCAACATTGCACTCAGCATCCTGTTTTGAAGAATTCATAAAATTATACATAACACACTATAGACACTTTGGGTCAACTAACTTTTATATCCCCCCGGTGGGCGCCGACCTAAGTAGATGTCGCCCTTAGACGAACACCAGGGGACTTCTAGTTTACTGTCATTGCGGACATTACTAGTTTAACGTCATTTCGGACTACACAAATATATATATATAAAAGAATATTGCTCAATAATAAAATATCTGATATAATTTAAATACGTCTAATAGTTGAATAAGAATATTTCTCAGTCATTTCAGCAGTTCTTTGCTCATAAGACTTATAGTCACCTACATCCAACTCATACTTGATGGCCATTTCCTGAACGAAGAGTTGGACCTCATAATAATAATCTGGTCCATGCTGATATGCCGCACGCTGTGCATCTTTCAATACTTGAACCACATGAACTCGTTCTTCAAGTGTGGTATCGTAAGTATAAGACAACATGCGTACTATAGAGTTCTTACTCACAGGAGCAAACCATCTCCCATCTCGGAACTCAAATTTCCTCTTGAGAAAATCAACATCTTGTAAAATCTGAAAAGGGACAGAACCAGCGGACTTATCAGCCATTGTATACACAATATTAAAGTCAGCTAATACTCGTTGGATAATAGTATGGTCAAATCTACAACCATCACCTACCCCAAGAAGGTTATCATCCCCATATGTCATCAAAAATACAAACCTATCAAATTCCTCAGGATCATTTCCAGCTAGAATCCACGCAACTCGTATAATGAGACTATTACTCAACGAATTAACAATAGTGGTTAGAGGATGTCCTGATGGATTTGAACGGAAGAAACGAACAAGAAGATTGAAGATATAAACAATGGGAAACGTACTATCACCCGCTATAGACTCCATTATAGCAATATCCTCAGGCGTATAATGAGGAGACAACTTGGCCATAGAAATCATCATATAATACACATATGTAATCAGAATAGCCAACAATCTTTTATCATACTTCTCAAAATCGCCTGCAATTAATCTCTTCAACAATTTCTTATTATGAGAAACATGATCCAAAATTTCCTCCCAATCAGCACTTTCTGCATCCACACCAACCGCACATTCAAAAGTACGGTTATTCTTCTGAATAACAGCAATGATGGGAAGGAAATATTTCCTCACCACATGTGACCATGCCATAGGAGTCCCTGTGAAAACACGAGGTAACTTCAAATGGTTATTGTCACAATCATAGTCGCACTCTCCACAGGGTACAGCCTCAGGCCCTGACTTTATCTTAACTGGCTCATTTTTCATATGAGCCAAGAATATAGGGCCTGCAAGCTGTCTCTTAAGCTTATCTTCTATAATCCGAATGTGCTCCTTCACCTCAGGGTTAAAATCAACCCAGTCAGGATGATCACTATCTCCTGCTTCAACGAGAAATGCATTCTTCTTAGTGAAGGCTCCAAAACCACCTCCAGCTTTCTTCTTTATACCATCTACATAGATAACCCCATCTTGTCCATTAATTGCTTCTAAGTCAGTAAGAGGTTTACAGGCAGTGAGTTCTTCACGTACTTTATCATCCAAAAAAATACGTTTCTTAAAAAGCTCAGCTGCCTTTTCAACAACAGAAATAGGAAGTGAAGGGGAATCTTCAACAATTTGTGAAAAAGCAACTTGATAAGAATTCTGATATCCATGTCTTCCATGTCCTATCTTCATATCAGGAGGACGGTACCCACAATCTCCAAAGGTCGAAACGACTTCTTCATAAATCATAGATTTCCTGACATCATGTTTTGGAGTCGCACTTTTGTACGTAAGCTCGCCAAACATTTCGGCAGTTCCCTCCGTAAAACGACCAAGGTTCTTATGATGAAGACTAGGAACAACATGCACCTCATTTGGACCATATGCAGTAAGATCTATCTCCCCCCCAGGCATACCTTGGGGAATACTAATGCGAATCTCGTCACGCATTGCTTGAATCTGACTCTGCCAAACTACAGAAGAATATCCATATTTAGTAAGAGATGACCCTGCAACATGAATCCCTAACAAAACGGGATACTGTGTCCTACTATGAAGGAAAATTGGACATCCGCACAGCCCAGGACGTTGCATCTTATATTCAACCTTTGAAGACCTAGCTCCTTTAATAAACCCAAAAGTATTATAATACTTCTCATAGGGCTTGACAAGAATATTAGAAAAAGGAACCTGTTCTACTACTGTAAACGTTGGGTCAACAGATATTAAAGTACCTTCAGCACTCGTTCCAGCATCAGTCTGTTTCAAAGGCATAAACTTAGTAAAATCTGGAACATTTGGAGAACCAACAAGTCTCACAACAGCCATGTCATCAATAACATTCCTAGATACATTAAGCTCAGAAACACTAACTCGACATTTTGGTACTACCCCTCTCTTATCAGGAACAATATGAGACAATATTAACTCAAATTCTCCTTCAGGAATAAGATGATTAGCTGTCAGATAATCATACCCCCCAAGAGGGCACAACACAAACTGCTTTTCTCCATCTTTCGTTCGAATAATACCCTTACGAATGCTTTTAGCCATCTTATTCAAAACATCAGCATAAGAAGCACTCATAGAGGCTGTAGAAACAGGCAAAGGTGAGATTGTTGGGTCTTCATTCTTCCAAACATTCTCTGTGCGCTCCCTAAAAGGCTTCGCTCCCTCCGGCTCGGGGAGACAAGAAAGATGCCCATACACTTTATAAACAAGAGTAGTTCCAACTGAGACAGCCAAGAGACCCTTAAGTGCATCATAGACTTCTTTCGGAATTACACAGGCTTGCACACGTTTTGCCATAGAGTTGAAAGTTTGTACTAATGCTGTAGTGTCATGAACCAACACCTCTGTCGCTGCGACAACGTCTTCAGTAGCAGATGACAAAACTTTGGCTTTAGTAGCCACAGCATCAATTACATGTGTCACTCTGTTATAGATTACAACTGACCCATAAAAGATGGCTAAGGAAATAACATTCGCAACCATACTATTAGGCACGATATAATACACAATCAAGTAAAGAGTATGAAATAACACCGCACATGTAAACATTCCTAAGAAGAAATCAAACACTGCCCAACCAACAACTTCTTGAGACTCGGGCAACATTCTTCTATAAGGAGTTAACCAAAGTAGAAGACTTTGATCCCACTTCCTCT